TCGTGAAGCGCCTCGGCGCGAAGGTCACCTATACGAACCCGGGCGGCAACGCCGACATCGGCTTCGAGTCGATCATGATTCACGCGGCCGGCAAGGGCATCCGCCTGATGTCGGATCCGGACTGCCCGTTCACGCGAACGCGTGGATGGGATCCGAAGGCGCACAAGATCGTCTACCTCGGCCCGAAGGTCGTGCACTGGGTGCGCACCGACGGCGGCGGTCAGTACCAGTGGAGCTCGAGCGCGGACTCGTTCGAGTACCGCTCGTGCTTCTACGGCAACTACATCCAGCCGAACCAGGCGCGTCACGTCGTCGGTTCGGTCGCCGAGTAGTCCACCGGAAACCTCAACCACTTTTCCAACAACGACACACCGCGGGGCATGAGCTCCGCAGATTCGAGAAGAGACAATGGCAGACGAGACCAATATCAAAGTTCGCAGCCAGGAGCGCAGCCTACCGACGCCGTCGGAAGGCCTCATGAACACGCCGCGTGCGACTCGCTATGGCGAGGTCTTTACGCGGCCACTCCCCGGGCCGCGTCACGTCATGGCGGACGAAGGCACGTACTTCGTGGCGCACAACGCGACAAACGACGCGGCGACGACCCTTGCCGGCCACGCCGCGCCCGTCCTCGCTGACGCTGACGCAACGATGACGAAGCCGCTCGTGTTCGTCCGCGTTCCGAACAGCGCGACGAGCCGCGTGTACCTCGACTACATCGAGCTCGAGATCGTGACCGCGCCGACGGGCGCGACGACCGACAACTGGGCGGCGCAGCTCGACACGGGCACGACCCGTTGGTCGTCCGGCGGCTCGGCACTGACGATCGTCAACCCGAACATGCAGAGCTCGAACACGTCGGTATTCGCGGGCCAGACGAACCACCTGCTCGGTGGCGCGATCGTGGTCGGCGCCGAAGGTGCGAGCGAGCGCGAACTCGGGCACGGCCAGATCCGCTCGGCGATCCCGATCATCGGCGACAAGTACACGTTCAAGTTCGGCGGCGATCCCGACGTCATGGGAACCGTGGTTGCGGCGGCCGCGAGCCGTCACGTGATCCAACTGCCGCCGGTGATCCTCGGGGCAACCGATCAGTTCCTGCTCGCACACTACGGTCCTTCGTGGTCGGCCGCGGCCGTCTACAAGCTCCGCATGGCGTGGTGGGAGCGCTAGTCGCCGCGTGATCGGGGAGGTCGCTTCGGCGGCCTCCCTTTTCACACAACCATCCGCAGGAGCAGGCCATGGACCACTATCAAAGCAGGAACAACATCGCCGAAGAGCGGCACTTCCGCGTCGGCATGACAGGCGCTTCGACGAGCACCCCGACGACGCGCGCGGGTCACGGTGTGACGCTCGCCCGTCAGAACACGGGTATCGTCCGGATCAGCTTCAACGACAACCCGGGCACGTTCGTCGGCATCTTCGGGCCGACGTTTCGCGCCGACACGCCGAGCGGCGTGAAGGGCTACTCGTTCTCGGCCGGTGCGTACGTCGCGCCGTCCGGATCCACGAAGGGGTACATCGACGTGTACTTCTGGGACGCGTCGAACAACGCCGTCGATCTGACGTCTGTGCAGTACATCGACCTGACGGTCACGTTCTCCGCGAAGAAGACGCTGACCTAGCCATGCCCCGCCGTTACCTCATGTCGGAGATCGTGACGCGTTGCCGTAGGCGCGCGGACATGGAGAACGACGACTCGATCAGCGACGACGAAACGAAGGCGTTGATCAGCGAGGTATACGCGGAGCTGTGGTTCGAGGTCTCGCATGGTGGCTCGCGCTACTTCGAGACCTCGCTATCGTTCACGGTCAACGGTTCGGCTAGCTACGACGAACCGGACGGCCATATGGCCACCATCAAGGTGGTCAGAGTCCTCGACGATGGCGGAGAGATTCCGCTACGCGAGCTCCAGCCCGGTGAGGAGCCATATCACCGAGGGGTCGACGGCGATGCGGTCGCGTACACGCACGTCGATGACCAGATCTACTTCTACCCGAACCCGTCGAGCGGAACGTACAAGATGTACTACCGCTATCAGCCGACGGACCTGTCGACATATGCCGACAGTCAAGCCGTCGATGTGTTTTCGGGCTCCGGTGAAGCGTTTCTGATCTGGGGTGTTGCCGTCCTGATGCTCTCGAAGGGCGAGAAGGACGTGCGCACGGCTATGGATGCTCGCGAGCGCGCGAGAGAGCGCCTCCAGATGGATACGGCCCAGAAGTCGACCGAGCCGCGCTCTGTCTTCGTGGACCCAGAGGACGATGACGGCGCGATCCGCGTGCCGACGTGGGATCGCCCGTGATCGCACTGCTTGCCGTCAAGCTCGCCGACGAGCTGCTCGAGCGTGTGCGGCGCAACTTCGCCGACGCCATCAGCGAGATCCAGCGCCTGCGCATCACGGGCGCGCGCGTGCTCGAGGGCATCGAGCTCGATGACGGCGTCGAGACGCTCGTGTCACACACGCTCGGTCGTCGCGCTGTCGTATTCGTGTCGCCGGTACGCGGCGCCGCGAGCGCAGGGAGGATCGACGAGCTGCGCGACGGTGTCGACGCGTCGAAGTTCATCAAGCTGATGGCGAGCGGCTACGGGGCGACCGTGACCGTTGACCTGCTGGTGATGTGATGGAAGGCCTCAACTGGCAGACGATTCAGATTCCGTTGTCGGCGGGCCAGAACCGCGGCACTGACACACGCGCACTGCCGCCACCGGAGCTGTTGCGTGCGATCGACGTCCAGTTCGACGAGGAGGGCGGTCTGCAAACGCGCAAGCCGTACGACGCTCCCCGCTCAGACATCGTCGGTGGAGGAACAGTCGCGGACGTTCGGCGAATCGTCGAGAACGGCAACGAGAAGCTATTGTTTACGAAAGACACGCTCTATAGCTGGAACGCGCATCTGTCGAAGTGGGTCTCGAAGGGGGCGCACCTCGCGGTCAAGGTGGAGGAGCAGCCGCAGTTCATCACGACGGGTGAGCAGGTCGAATGCGATCGCGCTGAGCTTGACGGCACCATCGTCTTTGCCTGGTACGACGATGGCTCGGTCTACGTCGCAGCGGTCGACAAGGAGACCAGCTCGGTTTTGATGTCGCCGACAGCCTTGGCGTCTGACAACGGACCCACGCGACCCAAACTGATTGCATGCGACACGAAGATTCTCCTCTTCACGTTCAACGCAAGCGCGATCGGCGCCGGGGCAACAGGCCTCGTTGTGCGCGCGCTTGATCCATCGGATGTCGCGACGGGCGTGGCGAGCTCTGCGACCGGCGTTGTTACCGGAAGCACGCTTCCGCTCTACTACGATGCGTGTCGCATCATCGGAAGCGACGCTGCGGCGATCGCGGTGTGCCATTCCCCCACGACCTCTTACGATGTCGCAAAGGTCACCGCGGCCCTCTCGATCACATCGGTGAACAAGACACGGACCGCCGACACAGTACTCGGCCTGTCGTGCTCACCTGACGGCACCTACTTGCAGATCATCCGCACGAACTCCACGAACGTGCAGGGCGATCTGATTAGCGCCACCACGCTCGCGGATGTAGTCACAGCCACGGCCATTGGCACCTGTATCGCGGCTGGCGTTCGACAGATTGCCGTCGCCCACCGCTCAGTGACCGACGGTGGCAACTACCGTGCGTATGCATTCTGGTCGGACTCAGAGAACGCGGTACCGCAGACGACGGGCGCATGGGTCAAATACAACTGGGTCGACACTGGCGGATCAACGGGCACGGAGGCCGTGTTCGCACCGGCGCTCGGCGTCGCCTCGCGCGCGTTTGACTTCGACGGACACGTGTACGTGACGCTCGTATTCGCTGGAGAATCGAGCTTCGCGGGCGCGAACCTTTACGGCCAGGACGCGCAGCTACAGAACACGTACTTCCTCTATCGCGACGACGGTTCCTTTCACGCGAAGGCGGCACCCGGTCGCGCGGGCGGCTTCGTATATGCGACCGGACACCTTCCCAATGTGCAACTCACCGACGGGACAACGACATTCTCGTGGTGCGGCACCGAGCGGCGCGTCATCGAGGTTGGTGGCAAGCGCACGGGCTACGCCGATCGAGGACCGCGCGACATCACATACACGTTCGACTCGAACGAAGCACGCCGCGTTGCTCGCCTAGGCCAGACGCTCTACATCACCGGCGAGATCATGCAGTACGACGGTGTGCAGCTCGTCGAGCTCGGCTTCAACTACTTCCCGTACTACTTCTTCGCGATCGAGGACTCAGGCGGAACATCGCTCGACACCGGCGATTACTCGTACAAGATCACGAACCAGTGGCAGAACGCGAAGGGCGAGTCTGAGCGGTCGGCGGCCGCGACAGTCGGCACCGTCGGCGTCGCCGGTCCGCACGAAATCGTGATCTCTAACGTCAGCACGCTGATTCCGACACGGAAGACGCTGAACCCGCCAGCAGTCGAGATTTGGCGCACGCAGAAGGACCCGGGCGATGATTCTCCGTTCTTCAAGACGACCAGCAGCGACCCGGCCGAAGCGGCGATCGCGAAGAACAATTACATCTCAAACGATTCGACGGTCTCAGAACTCTACACGGGGTCCCTGTACGTCGACGACCTGTCCGATACAGACCTGCGCGACCGAGAAGAGAATCCCGAGAACGGTGGGTTTCTCGAGAACCTCGCTCCGCCGTCAGCAACGCTGATTGCGGCGTCTGACACGCGCCTCTTTCTTGCGGGCATCGCTGGCGAGCCGGACCACGTCTGGTACTCGAAGGAGCGCAACCCTGACGAGCTCGCGGCATTTCACGACGACCTCGTAACGTCCGTCCCGACCGACGGCGGTGCGATCACCGGCCTCACGATCGCAGCGGACGGCACGCCGATCGTATTCCGCGAGTCGGCGGTGTATGTGCTCCTTGGCGGCGGCTTCGACAACGGCGGTCAGGGGCAGAACTTCGTCGCTCGTTGCGCCTCGCCCGACTACGGCGCAACGAGCCAGGAATCGATCGCCGTCACCGACAAGGGCGTGTTCTTCAAGAGCGCGCGTGGTTGGTGTTTGATGAACCGCGCGTTCCAGGTCGAGTACATCGGCGATCCGGTCTCGAACTACGACAGCGAGGAGCCGCTAGCGATCACCGTTTGCGAGGCGCAGCATCAGATTCGCATCCTGACGAGCTCGCGGATGTTGGTGTTCGACACGCTGGTCGGCAGGTGGGCGGAGTGGACGGTAGATGACGGCGTGCATGCGTGCATGTGGGGCGACTCGCACGCATACCTGTCCGACGAAGGCGTGCGGGTGCAGCGCACCGACTTCACGGGCGTCGACTACGGAATGGATGTCGAGACCGCCTGGATCAAATTCAACGACCTACAGGGCTTCGCGCGCCTGCGTCGCTTGCTCGTGCTCGGTGAGTACCGCTCGAGTCACTCGTTGAGGCTCCGCCTCGCGCGCGACTACGCGACCACTTACTTCCAGGACAAGACGTGGACGGTGTCGCCGACGGAGATCGGTGGTCCGCTGCAGGTGAAGCACGGTCCATCGATCCAGCAGATGCAGGCGGTCAAGATCCGGATCACTGCCACGATGGACGTCGCTGGCGCCACGGCAACCTCCGCCGGGACCCTCGACGCCGAAACCGACACCTTCCACATCTTCGTGACGGCGGCTGATGTCGGTGCGGCGTTCA